TGAGTTAGATGTATATTATAGCATAGTGTTTTAAAAAAAGCAAAACACTGCTTAAAGCTTTGGTTTAGAGTTTTATAAAAAACAAATCTGTTTATATTAAGTTAAAGCTATCTAAAAAGTCACGCACGTCTTCTGGCATTTCTTTTTTTCTGTTAGCCTCTAACAAATCTTGCTGTTCTCTGTTTGCTATCTTTGTAGCATCAGACCATGTGTGAACCTCTACCTCAAGATTCAAATCTCTTGGTGTGTGTGAAATAGCTCCAAAGATTGCACCACAAACAGCATCCGCTAAGTCCTTAGAACTTTTTCTAGGGTGATCAACTCTGTTATTCTTCATAATTTTAAGTTCTGTAAGTTCTTCAAATAACAAATCAATCATTGGCATAGCTACACGATCTTCATAAATAAGCATAGCCATATCTTCATAATGTTTCTTTGCTACTGACACTGTTTCAGTTTTAATACCCACAGACTTTAGCTCATTCTGTATGTCAAAAGATTGCCAACGGTCAAAGCTAACCATTCCAAGATCAAATCCCTGCCTTCTAAGGTTTTGAATCCACTGCTTAACTTCTGAAAGGTTTACGGGGCCTTCCTTCTTTGGCTCCCACCAAGCTACAGCATCTACAATTACTACTGGAACTACTTGCTCATAGTCTTTCATAACTTGAACAGATACCCACTTTTCTACGTGAGCTATAGCTACCGCACATTTATCGTGCTTTTGTGCAAGGTCAGCATGAACATAATATTTTTTATTTGGGTTTGGCTTAAAAGTTTCATCAAATCTTTTAAAGTTATCTATTGGATTACGAATTGTCATTGCACCCTGGACTTTTTCACGCTGTTTAAAAAATGCGTCAGAAGAAAAGCTTGGGACACAAGCAAATCTTTGCATAGCATCTCCAAGATCAGTATAAAATGCTAGCTTAAAATCATCAATTTTACGAGTAGGATTTACAACCCAGGTAGGACGTTTTAAAGCAAACATTCCAGGAAACTTATAGTTAAGAATTGTATCTTCTTCCCAATTAATTTCAAATGAATTACCCTCAGCTTCTTCTGGCAAGTCTGGGTTCATAATAAACTTATGAGTCTTTGTTACTACATCTTTGTCTGCAATTACAGCATCATATCTTTGTGATATAAAGTCTCCTGGGAAACGTGGGAAAGATAGTAGTGCAACTTTTCCTAGGTCTGGAAATCTTGAGTCAACAGATGCACGAAAAGCTTTATAAATATTATCTGCTGTCTTACCTTGGTCATTACCAGTACCAATTTCTTGTGCGAATCCTGATATCTCATCAAGTACCGCCAGAATTAGGTTAAGTCCTTCGTGAGACTCTCGTTCAGAATGTCCTGAGTAGACTGTGATTGAGTGGTCAAATTCAATGCTGTCTGCCTTTGCATAAAACTTTCCAGCAAACCAGGGAGATCTTTCTATCTTTGATTTAAATCCTTTGAAAAAAACGTTCTTAGCTTGCTGAGCGTTAATCGCCACGTTAATGATATCAATCGCATCGCCTCCTGGCTTTCCAAAGTATCTCGCTGGGTCTTTAAGACAAAGGAGTTTATATACGATGTAAGAACAGGCAACAGTAGAGGTAAAGTCTTTACCAGATCCTTTACCAAGCTGTAAAATAATTTCATTCTTTGTATACTTCTTGTAATATTTTTCACCCTCTACTGCTCCCATCAAATCAATTAAATCTTCTTTTTTATATATCTGGCTCATCGCTTCAACGATATCATACTGAACCTGAGATAGTGGTGGCTGTCCAAGATAAGACTCACCCTCAACAAATGTTTTTGCGTCTACTGGTAGCTCAGCAAAATTTTCATTCTTTAGGGCTTCAAAAAAATCATTAAACATTGTTGTGGACAACGGTAATTACCTCACCTTTTCTTGCTACCAGAGACAGTCTTGACATAATCTTATCACGTATTTCTGGATGCTCAGAAGCAACGTCTCTAAGAATGCTAACTAGGATCTGTTGTTTTTCTTCAATATCAATCATCTCTTCTGCAAGTTCTTGGTTTTCTAATAGTCCAGCTTTTTGCAACATATCAATTCTTGTTTTTTCAATATCCATTACAAGTTTAATTGCAGCATTCTTGGCACTTAGGTTTGCTGTTGTAGTAGCATCATCCATTACTTCATAGGCTTTGGCAATCAGTTTATTGTAATGGGTGTCTGCCCCAACCAGTGCTTCTTTGGCACGAGCACGAATAGCAGCATTGTCTGCAGCCATCTGTCGCCACTCTTCAATTAGAGCTACAACCTTTGTACGTGGCAGAGCAAGCTCTTTAGAGATCTTTGTAGGGTCATTGCCTTTTAGGTATTCTTCAACAACCTTGTTAACTTCATCTAGATGTTTAACTAAGTTTTCTTCTACTGACATTATTTCTTTGCTCTCTTTTTTGGCGTACGTTTAATTCTATCAGATTTAAAGCTTCTAAGTGAGCCAATTTGACCACGTACAATCTCAAAGCAATCAACCCATTGAGAGCCAGTCTTATTATTTGTGGTTAGTCCACATACCTTAAATCTAGATCCATACTCGCCATTAACCTTTACAATATCTCCTGCACTAATTGTAAAACCATTAAGTTCAAAGCTTGGCTCTGTACTAAAGTCTGTTGGAGATACTGATGCTTCTCTCCTAGGCCTTACCACTACACAGATCTTTCTTTTGCAATCTTAAGTAGGATAAGGTATCCTAGTAGGTCGTCAATCTCGTTGTCCCCTGGCCAATCGTGACCATTCTGTATGCGTGAAAGCTTGTCATCAATGCGAACTAAAAGTTGTTCTACATTATCTGTCTTTGAAAATATTCTTGACGGATGTAATGCTGAATCTCCATAAGATCTATTCTTAGAAATTAATAAATCTGTGACCTCTTTACACACCCTTGAGATATCTTCTTCTGTTTTTACGCTCATCTTTTACTCTTCCTTAGTCCAAATTTTGCTAGGTAAACATATATAGTTTCAACACTAGCACCACATTCTTTTGCAATCTGCTCTGGTGTTTTTTTATCTACGACATATCTTTTGCGAAGCCAGACATCGCTAGTATATAGTTTAGCAGCCATTATTTATTTTGTCAACTTTCCCCAGTTATGGATAGCCCAATGACCAATACCAATCGCATCAGCCACGTCATTATCACTAACAACTATATCATAGTTAATATTAATAAAGTTAATAGTTTTTTGTTTTCTAGATTCACGATCAAAGTTTTTATACCAAGAGTCAGATTTTCCAGGGAATTCATTACGAACCAAAAGCTTGGCATCCTTTGTAGTCTTTCCATTACCAATAAAGCTTTGCCAGCTAATTGGATTAACTGCTCCTGCAACTTTGATACCAGCAATTCCTGCGGCGCCAAGAAGTGCTCCTTGCACTAAAGCAAGGTCTGCAGCGGTCTTTGGACTGTTGATAAATACTGTATGCTCAATCACAATTGCATCAATATCAAACTGTTTAAACAATCCTAGTGTTTTACGTGCAGCATCCTTAACCTTTGAATATGTATTTATACCTTGAAAATTAATCTTTCCAAACTTATCTAAAGAGTTTCCAGAAAAAATAGCAAAAGCTAGACTATTTGTACTAGCATCAATAGAGCAGATAGTGTTTGGCTTCTTGCTAGCTATTATCGTTTTGATAGTCATGCATAAACCCCTTCATCTCTCTTATCTTTTTATTAACCTGTTTTTTATCTATATAACATGAGTTACACAAAATATGATCATTATAGATTGAAAGCTTTGTCCCGCAGTTTGCAGCACAAAGTCTATTCTTTTGGCTATTCTTTTTTCTTTTGTTTTCTTTATGTCTTTCAACAATCTTTTCTTTTGTTGCGCTTTCACGACAAACAGAAGAGCAGTATATTTGATATGGTACGTTTGGACTAAAGCGATTGCTGCACCAACTACATTGTTTCAACTAGTGCCTCCAGAGATTTAATCTTCACAGACCCAACCCCTGCATCAGCACATACCTTTGAAATTGGACAAGTCTTACAGATCTTTGAATTAGCTCTGTAGTTTTTTGTTGGTAAGGTTTTGTCTACCCACGCCTTACGAACATCTCTCATCCACTGGAATGCATTTTCTACCCATTGTCTATAATAATCATTTACTTCAACAGGAAGAATCAATAGGTCATGATTATTCTTGTTTTCATAAATAAGAACTGCTTTTGCCTTTTTCATAATCTTCATATAGATAAGAAGTTGAATTAGGTGTCCAGTCTTTGGCTTACCAACCTTCTTACGATATTCAAAACCTTCCATTGGCATAGTCTTAATTTCACCAAGAAGCTCTTCACCTTCCCAGTTAACAACAACATCACCAAAACCAAAGATTGGAGGATCATTATAGGTTACTTTAAATTCTGAATCAACAAGGAAGTCTGGAACGTTGCCCATAGCTTCTTGAATTCTTTCATGAGACTTTGTACCAGCAGTCATGTTGGCACCACCATAAGCATCTGCATTATCTTCAAACACTCCGCCCTCAAAAGCAAGGTACCAGTATCTTGGACATTCTCCATGAGAGAATGCGATAGTGCTAGGTGCAAAGGTTTTCTTTTGTGTAAACTTGTCTATACGATTAATAGTATATCCAGAATTAATCTTTTCAACTAATGCATTGTTATCTAAAAAAGATTTATTATCTGCAAGCTTTTTAATCATAACTTCTTGTAAAAAATTTTTAGCCATTATTATTTTTCTTTTCTCTTAGAGTTCTATTATACACTAGCGAGTAATATACTTCAAGGCAGATACTAGGCTATTTATAGCCTCTGCTGCAGTGTAATACAGGTTTTTCTTACCACGGTCTGACTTGTCCACATTAGCCATCCAGGTGGCTCTGAAGGCCATTTTAGCGGCAATAGCCTGTAGTCTTACAATCTCAATTGTAACCACGTTAAGTGGAATGTCTGGCTTAATAATAACCTTAGCAATAAAGGTAAGGGCTTGTGTTAGTTCTTCGTCGTTCATGTAGTCAGCAATTTCTGACAAACCATTAACCATGTCTATTGTTGTTTTATCTTGTTCCATTATTTTTCTCCTGTTAATTGTTCTAGTATTCCTAATTCTATTATAGCAAGTCTTGTCTTTGGTGTGCCCTCGCCAATTACTACAATGATGGCTGGATCATTACCATTACGAATTGCATCAGTAGTTGCCTTAGCCCAAACATCTTTATTAAGAGTAAAACTTTTCCCAACCTCTTTAAAGTCTACAGTAAAAGTCTCAAAGGTTGCATCCCCTTTGTGAGTTCCTCTTCCAGAATTTTTATGAAGCTTGGCTCCAATTCTTTTGCTTTCAGACTTTTCGCTCAAGGTAATCCTTTTTTGTTTTCTTAGCAAGGCTAACTCTTGATACATGTTTTTTTGAACATTGCCAAGTTAGATCTAGAGTATCTTTCCAAAGACGTAGAGTTGGAACTTCTTCTTTACATCTTTGACACAAGAACTTTCCAGGATGAGTATAGAACGTTTGGTTATTTTGCTGATTCAACGCCATTTACCTGATCTCTGATTGAACCTTGGAGCTCAAGGTCTTCACGCACACGACTTATAAAACCATCTCTACCCTGTACCTTAGAGCCGTCAGGAAGAATATACCAAGCACCAGTTCTTTCTACAATGCCCATAAGTTCTGCTGTATCAACCAAATCAGCAATGACATCAATACCAACCATGTTACCTCTAAAATAAAAATCATATTCGCCACTCTGAAAGCCAGGACTTGTTTTACTAAACTGCAATTCCCAACGAATTTTTCTACCAATCTTTTCCTCAATTAGCTTATCTCCAACAGGAATCTTACCCTTGATAGCTTGATTATCAGACTCAGAGCTAAACAGTTTAATGACAGATGAAGAATAAAATTTAGTAGCCTGACCACCACTTGGTTGCTGACTTGTATACATTGCACTAATATTATTGCGACTCTGACTGATTAAGACAAGTAGCGTAGGCTTAACTTTATTATTTGCATAGTTGAGCATCTTCCACGCATTACTAAAGTCTCTTGACTCTGCTCCAATTTGTTTAGTATTTTCTAATTCTTTAAGCTCGTCAGTTCCTTTTTCAAAGTAAATGGCTGGTAGCAAAGATGTGATTGAGTCAATTACAATTATATCTACTCCAGCATTCATCAAGCCTGTGCCAACCTCAACCATTTCATTAATGGTTCTTGCTTGAGATACAATTAAGTTATCAGTATCTACCCCTAAACTTTTTGCCCAATCTTCTGAATAAGACATCTCGGCATCAATCCAAGCACAGAGCTTTCCTTCTTTTTGTGCAATACTAATCATCTGCAAACATAAGGATGACTTTGCACTTGACTTGCTTCCCCAAATAAGAACTTGTCTACCATAAGGCAGTCCACCACTAAGAGCACGGTTTAGTCCTGGGCTTGGTGTTTTTTGATATTCTGTTTTAAATCCTGCTCCATTAGAAAGTCTCTTACGTAGCTTTGGATCTAGTGATGCGAACGCTTCTTCAATAGTTGTCATTAAAACTTTACTCCATGTCTTTCTGGACGTGACTTATTAAAGTCAGTCTTATTATTTAGTGCTACTTGAAGCTCTCCATCAACATAACCGTGATTTCTTAGCCCTTGATACAAGTCAAGAGTTCTAATGATAATGTCTGCCATTTCATCAGCTACTTCTTGCTTGCCCTTGTCTTTACGAATAGCTTCCATAACCTCAACAGCTTCTGATACAATCATCATTAATTGCTTAGTGACAAAAATGTCATCAATCTTGTTAGGCCAGAAACCTTTTTCTACTGCAACTTTATGTAACTCTTTTGCCATACCATCTAGTGATAGCTGAATCATTATTCTACATCCTCCATTATTACTGTTCCATCTTTTGTTTTTCCAAAAGAAAATTTGTATGAGTGTCCTTCTTCAATCTTCATGTATGCTTTAGCAAAAGATGTTGGAAATACCGTAACTGAATGTAGCTTGCGATCAGTATCAGCTAGAACTAAAGATGCCATCTTTTTTCCAGCCTTTGTAATTCTTGGCTTGAATGAAACAACAAACAAGTCTTCATCTTTATAGGGTAGCTGGCGGTAATTAAGAATCTTTACCAAGCCAGAATCAGAGGCTTTAGTTTCATCAGCAGGAATAGCGGTAACAATGCGATTGTCGCTACATAAAAGAACGTAGGTCTTCCCAGACTCAATAGCTGTTTGCTCATCATCAAAGATTCCTACGCTTCCAGTCTTGTCTAGTATTTCAACACGTGACCAGCCCTTACCACGCTTGATTGTCTTAATCATTCCCATAAGAATAAATGCACCCTTTTCTTCAAAATCACAGACCTCATCCATAAAGGCATAGTAGTGCTGTGGCACTGAGGTTTGAAACTCTGGAAGGTTTAAGTACTCATACAGGTTCTGACGAATCTCTTCATCATTACGTGGGTTATCGGTAAAGGTTGCACCACCAACAGCCTTGAGGGCAGCTAGAGCACGACTATTGGCACCACTACCTTTTGTAAAAGTAAACTCTTCTAAATGCTTGTAGTCTCTAAATGGACGTGCTTCCATATACTTCCTAGCAATGTTATCACTAATGTACTTAATTGCAGTTAGTCCAAACCTAATACCTTTACCCTCAATTTTAAAGTCAGCATCAGAGTCGTTAATGTGTGGTAGCTTTACCTTAATGTTCATACGCTTTGCTTCAATAAGGTATTCTGTACGAGCATCCTTGTCGCCTTCATTCTTTAGAATAGCAAACATAAACTCTAGAGGGTGATAATACTTTAGCCATGCTGTCCAGTAAGATAGTGTGGAGTAAGCCACAGCGTGAGACTTGTTAAAGGAGTATCCTGCATGAGCCTCAAAGTCGTGCCATAGATCTTTTGCATCGTTAGGAGATAGGAACTTTGATGCACCATCAACAAACTTATCTTTAAACTTATCAAACTCTTTAGCATCTTTTTTCTTACCAATGATCTTACGAACTTGATCAGCCTCTGACATAGTCATTCCACCCAGCTCTGTACAGGCTTGCATAACCTGCTCTTGATATAAGATACAGCCATAGGTTTCTTGGGTAAAGGCTTTCATTACTTGGTGATGATAAGAAATGTTTTGCTTACCATGCTTACGAGCAATGTAATCTTTACCAATAGTATTCATAGCACCTGGACGAACCAGAGCATTAGATGCAGCTAGCTCATTAAAGTTCTTAACACCCATCTTAACAATTAGGTTCGTGTATGGTGTAGCTTCACACTGGAATACACCCTTTGTATATCCATCAGAAAGCATACCGTAAACATTTGCGTCTTCCATATTTATTTTATGAAGATCAATCTTAGTTCCATTACGCTCTTCAACAATCTTAATGGTATCTTGAATAACAGACAAAGTTTTTAGACCTAGAGCATCAATCTTAATTAGACCAATACGCTCAGCTTCTGCCATGTCTACTGCTACTACTGGAATGCGCTCTTTTGTTCCTGGTGCCGTGCGAGTTTCCATAGGAGCAAACTTAAAGATAGGTTGCTTAGATGTTACAACACCAGCAGCATGAATACCAGTACCACGAATACGACCACGTAACTGGTCTCCATACTTTTCAATCTCTGGATACTTTTCACGGAACCACTCAGCTTGTTTAGAATTGCAGTAGTCATCCCAAGTGTCAACAACTTTCATAACCTTGTTAACATCAATAAGTGGAATGTTTAGCACACGAGCAATGTCACGAACAACACCCTTATCTTTAAAGGTTAGAAAAGTTGCAATAGATGCCACGTGTTTGTATTGTCTGACCAAATAATCTTTTACTTCATCACGACGATTGTCCTGAATGTCTGTATCAATATCTGGAAAGTCATTACGTTCTGGATTAATAAAACGGAAGAATAGCAATCCATGCTTAATAGGATCAATATCAGTAATTCCTAGCGCATAACAAAGAAGTGAACCTGCAGCAGAACCACGACCTGGTCCTACCATAATATCTTCTTTCTTAGCCCAAGCAATCATAGAGCGAACAACTAGGAAGTAAGGACCAAAGTTTTTGTCTTCAATAACTTTCATCTCTTCTTCAATGCGGTTTAGATACACCTCATCTTTTTCTAGGCCCATAGCAGTTAGTCCTTCTAGTGCAAGAGTTCTTAGCTCTGCGTTAGGATTCATATACTGTACTGGAAGAAGGTCTTGGTAATCTTGAATTTCGTAATCTTCTATTTTTTCTACAATGTCAAGAGTTGCTTGATACATATCTTCACGATCAATACCTTGTTTTTCCATGGCTGCTTTCATTTCTTCGTAGGAAAGCAAGTGAATCTCAAAGTTTTTAAATGACATCTGACGGTCAGCACCATACAAGTAGTCTAAGCGATCCATTAGGTTGTCATGCTTACAAGACTTTTCGTAAGTAACATCCTTTTCGGTTTTGTTAGAGTATGAGTTTAAGATAAGTTTTAGTTCTTGAATCTCTGACTGTGATGGGTCAGAGTGGTGGCAGTCAGGAGTGACTACTGGTGTTATTCCAAATTCATCTGCTAGGTCAAGAATGGTTTTGTTAATCTCTGGTGGATTATGTGGCATTACCTCTAGGTAATAATCTTCACCAAAAGTATCTTTACACCACTTAATGTGTTGTTTTGCATAGGCAAGTTCATCTGCCTCAATAGCCTTGGCTAAAACACCAGACAAACATCCAGAGGTAATAACCAAACCCTCTTTATATTGTTCTAGAATTTCCCAATCAATACGTGGCTTTTTGTAAAACCCTTCTGTCCAAGCAATTTCATTTAGCTTATTAAGGTTTTCTAAACCTTTCTTATTTTTAGCAATAATAATTAAGTGGTTGTAGTTAAGGTCTAGGGGGTCGTTCTTTGCTTTCTTATCTGTATGGTCATGACGGTCTTTAGTTATATACCCTTCAATTCCAAGGATTGGTTTGATGCCAGCTTCTTTTGCAGCACGATACATTTCACGGTGGCCAGATAAAGAGCCATGGTCAGTGATAGCAATAGCTGGCATACCCAGCTCAACTGCACGATCTACGTACTCCTGTGGTGTTGCAATACCATCAAACAAACTGTAGTGTGTGTGAACGTGTAGTCCTGCGTAATTCATTTAATTCTTTCTTGTAACATAATGTTATTGTTTTATACGAGTATGCCTAAAGTGGGGGCAGACTTAACTACCCCCACAAAAGCATTTTACCAGTCTGCGTTGCTGGTTGTTGCAGCACCTGGACCATCAAAGCCTAGGTAGAAGTTCTCCTGCTCTGCGTAGGGAACGTTACGAACAACCTTATCTAGATTGAATGGCTCAATGCCAGTCCAGTCAAAAGGCTCTGTGTCTGGTGTTGTTGGAATTAGGGTATAGTTTGTTTCAATACCCTGACCGTTACGCTTTAGCTTCCACTGTAGGTTTGAAATTGATCCAGTTTCTAGAGCATATTCACGAATAGTGTCAAATGCTGACTGCTTAGAGATACCCTGAGACCATACAGCAACATATGGTGGCTCTAGACCATCATCAATGATTACGTTACAGTAAAAACGAAGACGAGCTCTCCAGCCAGCCTTTGGGTCCTTACGGTGCATTTCCTCAGCCCAGTCACGACCTTCACTATCCATGGTGTCCAAAGCCTTACGCTTGTAGTCCTTTGGGTTTGTGTGTTCTTTAACTACAACAGCTAGACCACGACTAGCGTCGTATCCAGATGAATCCCCGTCTAGCTCTTCTATGAAACGAATCTTTGCAGATTGTCCGTCAGCTAGCTTTACCCAACGAACCTTTGGTCCTGAAGATGGGTCACGAGTTGGTTTGCTATCTAGCAACGCATTAATGTTTGCTAGTCCTTTTACAATGCTCATTTTTTATTTCTCCTTATGTGTTTTCTTATTTTTAGTTTAGCATGTTTGATATGGCTTTGTCAAATGATTCATCAAGATTTTTAATGTCTTCGTTTGTCATATCACCAATATCTTTATATTGTTTATCTAGTTGTATTACGCTAACACGAGCACCAAGACGTTCTACAATCTTAGATTTCATGTTACCGCCTGCTTCATCATTGTCTGCAATAACTATAATGTTATTGAAGTATTTTTGTAGTAGGTCTATTTGTACATTGGATACGTTGGCTCCTAATGTAGCTACCGCTGGAAATCCACATTGGTCTAAACGAATAACATCAAAAGAAGACTCTACAATATAGATCTTACTTGATGTCTTAACTCTGTGTAGATTAAAAAGAACTTTGCTCTTTGGTAGTCCTGGAGTATTCTTAAAGTCTTTGCCTTCAATAGATCTACCAACAAACCCAACCTCCATACCATCTGGAGAGTGAACTGGAACTGTGACCATGTCTTGCTTTTCAGAAAATCCTAAAGAAAACTTTTTAACAGAATCTTCTGTTATCAGTCTACCTTCATAATATCTCATTGCACGTGGAGACTCTAGAGCTTGAGAACTTAAACGCTTAATTAAAATTTGATCATACTGGCTGTATACAGGTTTTTCGTGTAATTGTTTTTCAATATCATAAGCAAGGTCTGAAAGAGTTTCCTTGCTCTTAATGTATCTTGCTGACTCAAAGTATGTTCTTCCACTCATTGTCATAACTAACTGAGTAAGATCTGTTACGTGTTGGCAAGCAAAGCAGTAAAACAATCCTGAAGACTTGTCAACCTCTCCTGCTGGAGTTCGTGAATTGTTGTGGTAAGGACAAAATATAATATAGTCAGAATCAACCTCAGACATGATGTCTACGCCTGCGCCAGTTAAGACACGCTTAATCTGTTCTGCTGTGTAAACTTCTTTTCTTTTCATCTGGGTGTTGTCCTCTAGTTGTCTTCCATGTCTTTGTACCTGTAGTATCCTTTGTCAAAGTCTGCTTGAACAAAGAAGTCTCCCATAAAACCATTTCTGTTTTTACGAAAGGCACACTCTATGATATCACTATTTGTAGCACGACCAAGTGCTAAAACCCAGTCAGCATCGTAAGCAATCTGACGTGACCATGCAGTTTGTCCCAGAGTTGGAACACCACTTAGGTCATTCACGTCGTCTGGGGTAGCTGATGAGATAGCAATGATTGGAACCTCTTCACCAATAGCCAATAGCTTTAGTTCACGAGATAGGTTCTTCATACGAACAACTTCATTCTCAGACCTTTGGTTTGGACTCATTAGCTGTAGGTAGTCCACAATAATAAAGTCAGGCCTATACTGGTCAATCTTTCCACGAACAACTGATGGATTAATTTCTCCACCTGAATCATTAGAGATGATGTGAAACTCTGGCTTACCAGTCATCTCTTTGGCATACCACTTCTTTAGCATGTCTAGCTCAATCTCACCATTGCTAATCTTACGATGTGACCAAATACCCTCACCCATAATTGTTAAAACACGATTACGAACTTCTGTCTCTGACATTTCTAGAGATATGATTAGTGGTGACTTTCCTTGCTTCCATGCTTGTACCGCAAAATATAGAGCCATCCAAGACTTACCAATACCTGGATAAGCTAAGAATACACCAAGCTGTCCTGGCATAATGCCAGCTGGTAGATAATTGTCAAACCCTGGCAGGTTAGTCTTAATACCAGTTATTCCCAAAGCTTGCTGTGCTTTTACATTTTCAAAGTATGCAATTGTTGACTCAAGATCTGTAACGTCAATGTCACGAATGGCAGATGTGTTTTTCTTTAACTCTGAAGTTTTTGTAATTAGCTGTTCAAGAGCCTTGTTTCCTTCTCCAGACTGAACTTCTCCTGCAGCAACACGAAGAATATCTTTAAGGCTATCTGTTAGATACTCACCCTGAAGCTGTTCTAGATGATGCTTTGTTGAGCCTATGCCCTCGTCTACAGAAAAATCACGGAACTTTTCAACAACTAATTCTTTTGGAGGAACTGCTTGATTGATTTCAAAATATTTACGAATAAATTCCCAGATGTCTCCGTGGGTTCTAAGTAGTTTTTCTACATCAGCTTGTAGCAAGACATGCATCTGCTTATCTTCAAGCAGTGCTGATATCACTTTTGATTCTGTGCTACTCACTTAGCCACCTTTTTGCCATCTCTCTACGCTCTGCTCGTTCTCTTTCATCTTTAGCTTTATCACCCATTGCCTGCAAAAGTTTTTCTGCATTGTAGGCATAAAATGTCCAGCTTGGGGATTGTGCTACCTCAAAATAATAGTACACTAGTCTTAAGGATAAGTCAAGACCAAAGGATTCAATGACAGCATCAGCTGCCCATTGCTCTGAATTTAAATTTAGTAATGGCTTAGCACCATACTTCTTTAAGTGTTGACTAGAGTAGGTGCCTAGCAAAGCCATACGGTCTTTGCGAGCTGCCACTATTCGTCTATCTCAGTTTTAGCTTCGTTAATTTTGTCTGCAAGCTTTGCTTCTACAAAACTGTAGACACGCTCAAAAGCTTCATTGACAGTCTCACTATCACGACGTGAGTCAACAACGCCAATGTCAACTCTTAGCGACTGAAAATTACCTAGGTTAAGTGTATATCCTAGTGTAACGTTTACCTTAGTGTCTTCGTTGTTCATTTATCTACCCCTCCAGGCATTATATTGATTCGCTCCAAACAGGAATGTATCTACCATCTTCTGTTCTTGTATAAGTCAGTATACCATCTCCCATGCGCCTTGTCAACTCTTGATTGGTGGGGGTCATATTATTAGTAATAAGACCATCTTTTCTTGGTTGACCAATGTGTATTGACGCTAGGATACTGCGAATTTCTTTGACTTGTGATTCTGAGTAGTAGCTTCTTATCTGCCACCCAGTTTTTCCATCCTTAGATGAACCCATAGGTTCTGGGATTACTCCCCTTTTCATCAGGCTTGGCATATACTTTTTATGACGATTAACTAACTTAGCAGTTTCTCCTACTGTATATGCACGTTCTCTATTACGTTTAAAATCTGAGGTAAAACAAGTTTCCATTCTATCTTTAGTTATATTATAAAATGTAACCATTCCAGTAGAGCGACTTGTGTGATGTGGTCTTACAAGATCTCCATTTAAGAACCAAACTTTTTTATTGCCAGAAATTGCTGGATCGCTATTATAGGTTTCTACTAAAAGACGTTTTTGTTTTTCTTGCATTAATTTGGAATTCCGATTATAATTAGATTAACTGTTGTGGATGCATTTCCAGCAGTATCAAACCTAACTAAACCAGTTAATCCATTTGCATCAACACTTGTTAGCACAACAGTAGCTCCATCTCCTGCAGTATTAACACCTCCAGTATTTACAATTGTTGCAGTTACGATTGGTGTGTATTTAAAATTTGCGTTAAATGGGTACTCAAAAGTTTTTGTAGATCCAGCCAATGCTTGTCCAGCTGGAATGTTAACAGATCCACCAATCATTCTTACCTCTGAAGTTTTAATATCTTGTTTTCCAGCTGATGTTGTGTCAATGCTTGTATAATTATATCCAGTTGTTGAAAGCTGGTCAGATAGTTGATTTACAGCATTAGTAATCTGGTAGATATAACTAACGTCAATTGGCTGCCCTCGTTCAGGTAGTGGTATTTTTGCCATGTTTTTCTCCTTATGATTCTATTATATTGTCTAGCTCACATATTGTCAAGACTTGTGATATTTCTTTAACAATGCTTTCAATCTGTATAACAACTTCTACTGAAGTCGTTCCAGCTGGAGCTATTATTGAATAAGTATGAATTGGCGATGTTCCGTGATAAAAAAAGGGATCGCCATCAAAACTAATAAAAATATCATACCTTGGACGATTAACTTCATCATCCCAAACAATTGTAACTGATGAACCAGAAACTGTTAATTCTCCTGAAACTTGTGGTGGCAAAGACTGTAAAGAAAAAACTGTTAATGGTGTTATTTCTGACCAGTGAGAAAACTTATTTCTGTCTTCTGACACAATACGGTATCTTAGAAGGTGTCCATAAACATCTTCTGCTAACTTTGCTAAAGGGGGAAAGTCTTCTTTTCTAATAATAACTTTTTTAATTCCAGAATCAGCCACTACGTCACATCCAATATAAATCTATATTCAATATAGTTGCTAGTGTTTTCAGACTTTACGATTGTAGTTGCAGAAGAATTTTGAACAATAGAATATCCAGTTAGTCCATACAAAGGATTTACAGTGTTTACGTTATCAAGCCTTAAAGCGTCTAGCGAAATGTAAAATTCACCACTTGCGTATTGTGCTTCTCCGTCTGGATCTAACGCTGCTGAAGTAACGTTTCCATTAGTTTTAGCATAAGTAAATGTAGTTGCTGTTGGTGTTCCAGTAATTAAATGGATACCATTAAAAATTGAATCAATGCCGCTAATTTTTACATAATCGCCTGTTGTAAAAGAATGATTTTCGCTTGTTGTTAGGGTTGCAACATTAGTTGTTAATGCTTTGTTGGTTATTAAAATTGTATCAGTGGTCGTTGCATAAATTCTAACAATTGAAACATTTTTCCAGGAAAATTGTCCAGTATTATAGAATAGTTCATCTAGTCTTTTTGTTGCAACAATGTATCTATTGTCAGCAGAGTAGTCTTTTATTTTTTCTGATTCAATTTGCATCCATGCATATTGGCTTCTATCAGTATTGCTAAATTCAACAATGATATTTGCAGAAACTGGAATTGCATTAGACTCTCCAGTTACAGAGACTATAGAAAAGGCTAGCTTGATTAGATCTGATGATGAGTTTTTACTTAGATCTGTGGGCAGTCCAGTAATCTGTAAAAAGTTTGGAGTTCCGTTATATGTTAAAAAGTCTTCATCGTTAGAGTATATGTAAGAACTATTTCCTTTTAGCAATAAAACATTTGAAAGATATCTTGGTCTTTCGTATCTTTCTATTCTTGTTGTATTAGAAAAAATAGCATTGCTAGCTGTGGTTTTAATTGCCAGAGGCTTTAGTGTTTCTGTACCTGATGTGCCTTCAAGATCAACGCTAATGACGTTAGAGCCATTGATGATAGAGTTTTGAGCTTCAACAAAGTTTGAATTTATTGAAGATGCATTGCTTACGCTATTACTAGAAACTAGTTGCCAAGGCTCTTCGCCAGAAAAAGCAGATATTGTTTTACTGTCGTATCTTCCTGCTGCTGAGTTAGATCCTGCAGAATAAATTCCAATTTCTGAAATTTCGTATCTCTCTTCAGTTGGTAGCTGTGCAGTTAAAATAATTTTATTAACACCATCGTCATTTACATATCCACGTGAAGAAATTGGAACACGAAGCATTTCAAAATCTAAAACATTTTTGTTTGGATCAATTTGTAAGTATAAAGTTGCTCCAGAAAGATTTGTTGTTGGTCCTGGAGTAACTATAAAGTTTGTGCTAGAACTAATCGCTGTAATAATTGTATCAGTAGTTGTACTGAATACTCCAGTTCCAGCAGTGATAGTTACTTTTGCACCTACCCACAATCCTTCTGTAGATGCTGCAGATAAAACTTGTGCAACTATTCCAGTATTGAAGGTAATAGCCCCAACTGTGTTTGTAGTTGTTGATGTTACTGTAATTATTGTTGGACCATCAATGCTTGTTATTGTTGTTATGCCACCAAAAACTCCTGTTCCCGCAGTTTTTGTAACTCTCATTCCTACCACTAATCCAACAGTAGACGAAAGACCAGTAACTTGTGTTGCCAAAGTTGTAGACAAAATCTCTCCAGACAATGTTGCAGTTGATACTCCAGATTTTGTGGTAATGTTTGGTCTTGGAGCAGGTCCACATCCAACTGCGACATATGAGGCATATGCTGGAGTGTCTCCAATGAGATACTTTGCAATAATGCTTTTTCCAGTATTAGTTATCATGTTTAAATTCCTATCTCTTCTATTATACCAGCACTGGCAATTTGAATTTCTATTTGTTCGTCAGATCTTATATTAATAAACTCTATAATAGCGTTTCCAGTTTGCCCTTCGGATTCAAGATAAAATGTTGCTCCATTTGGTCCACGACCAACATTTGGAATTTTACTTCTTAGGTTAATTAAAAAGTTTGAAAAAAACTTGTCTGATGTTTCTTGCAACCTTAGTAGGGTAGTTGCATTATAGGTTTCTTGCAAGATTCCCAGATTTTTAAAGGGCTGATAGACAACACTTTGACCATTAACCGTATCATTTCTTGCAATAGTTAAAAGCTCTTGACCACCAACATCTTCAAACAATAGATCAATAATGAGGTTATCGCTAAACGTTTCATCAATAAATTCTATGGTGTCAATTGGTGCACTCTTAATTCCTGTGTATTGTGGTGGGTCTGGAAGATTTAGTGTTGGTGGGGTTGGTGCTGGTTTGCTTCTTACTGGGGTTTGCGCCACTGGTGCAGTTGGTAAAGCTGCTGGGGCAGATGGTGCAGCAAATCGTGATGTAGCGGGTGCGACTGGTGGTAATGCTGCGACACGAGCCTTGTAATCTGTCTGACTAATAAACCCAGCTGCACCCAATCCAGAAGCCTTAAAAGCTGCCGCACTTGAAATCTGATCACTTTTTATTTGAGCAGCTTTTGCTGCGGCTCTTTCGTCTGCTTCTATTTGAGCTTTAGTTTTTGTTGGTGCAGCAGCTCTTTGTATTCTTGAGTTTGAGTCTTTACTAAGTGCCATAGCTACACCTCACTCAAGTATACGGTCATTTCGGGTCCGCTAACAGACCTACGATAGTTAATATTATATACTACATACCTAACAGATTCTGGAGTTATTAGATCAATACCTTCTGAATCTTTATAATAAACATTAACCAAGTCTCCAAGTTGTAGGGTTGGCATTGAAAAAATATCCAAACCAATTGATTTACGTGGCCTAATATTTTTATCAATTATCCACTCTAGCAAATTTTCTGCAGTGTCTAAATCTTGTATATATATAGAATCTAGGGTAAAATCATTTTTACCATAAAGAATTCTGCTCTGTCTAATTTTTTCGTATTGCTCTGTAAACTTAAAGGGAGATTCAGTTATTACAGATCCTTTAATTTCTGGGTCTGAAGTGTTTCCCCTTCTTTTCAAAAAATCATCAACGGTTACACTTGTAGTGTTTTCACCAGTAAAAGCAATACCTAAAATTCTAAGTGAATTGTTTGTACTAGAATCTAACAATAGGGCTGAGTCAGTATTATTAAATACTAAAAATTCTGCTCCATAAGAATCTGCGGTAAAGCCAGAAACAGTATACCCCTTCAGTCTATTAAATGTTGGGGCAATCTTAGCATATAGTGCTGGGAAGGCACGTTCATATTTAATATTAAAGTATGCAGCTTCACGCATAATAGTTCCAAATTCTTCAAAGTATAGGTCATATCCTGGGGTAGACGTAGAACTTATATCACTTAGATATGTATTCTGTACAATACTGCTTAGGGCATATTTACTAAGAGACTCAATAGCATTAATCTGATTGTCAGAGTCCCCAAAAACTTTTGCTATTGGAACGTTTGTATCAAACACAGTATTTGTTGCATAGTTTTTACCAAGGGCATAAATATTTTCAAACATTGCTCTTGCATTTCCACGAACAAAAAGACCAACTGATGAGTTTACTATTGGAAGCGGATCATCATCTGTTACTCTTCCTACTAGCTGTTGATTTATATATAAATAGAAATCTCTTCTTGTTGCATTAACGTCAACGTATTCAATAGCTAAGTCGTATACCGTTGGATTTTCCTCACCTGTAAGCCTATACTGTCCAGCAAAGTTTCCATCATCTACGACAATATTTCCAATTC